AGTGTAATCAAAGTCTTGATCCCAACTTTGTTCTGCAATTAAGTCTTTGTTTTTGTATTTAGGTTTTTGTAGTTTCCATTCTTTAATCCAACTGCTTGAATCATGTGGACTACACATTACACATTTAAGTTGACATACATTACCTAAACGTAAATCAAAGTAAGGAATGTTTACAGGTAGATTACCTTGAGCATCTGTTTTCTCTACAATACTATCAAGGTCAAGTCTGTTTTTCCATACTTCTGTTTCCCATTGTCGCTTACTAACAATACCCTTGCTTTCTTCTGCAAAGCATTTACGACAACTTTCTGGTATTTCGTTGTTTAGCATTTGCAATCTTGTTCTACGCATATGTTCACTGTTCCATACTTCTTCAATAGTATGGTCTCGCATATTCATAGCAATGCCATCTTTCTTAACAAGTCCTGCTGTCTTATCATCTTCTATACCTGCACCTGACGCATTAGCAGTACAACAAACTCTAACGTCACCGTTAGGTCGTGTTGCTAAATGTATCCACGGCAAAGGACAAAATGTTTTAGACATGTTCTTTCCTTTCAAACTGTGCATTTAGTTTATCAAACTTTCCGCATTGTTTGGAACATTCTTTTATACCAGTTGAAGTCCAGCAACTACTAATTTTGTTAAAGAAGTTACTGTCAAATATTTCTTTCAAAGACTGTTTATGTAAGTTAGGAAACTTGCCTATCTTTATCATATAGTCTATACGTTGTGGAGAGTGCTGTGGTATCCAATCTAAGTCTAACCAACAGCAAGGACTAACGTTGCCATTTGCACTAATATACATTTGATTATCTTGTTTTGCTTTACAAGTAATTGTAGGTAGTACATCTTGCATTGCCTGTTTTGCAGGTTCGATCATTTCAAGACTTTTACTTGACGGCAATAAGGTATGTGTGATATTGTAGTTGTCATCAAGTACATCAAACTTACCATCTTTGAATCTTGTAGTGTGCTTAATACTAAATCCTTTGAATCCTAATTGTTTACTCATTTTTTCACAATCATCAACTTGATGTTCGTTGTGTGCAAACACTAACATATCCCAACGTGCATCGCCGCCGACATGTATAAATGCACTTGCATTATTAATAATCTTTTCCCAATTAGTATTAATTCTATATAATGAATGTGTGTCAGGCAATCCGTCAATACCAAATACAACTTTAACTTTTAATTGTGCAAGTTGTTGCCACCACTCTTTATTTCTACCACTTCCGTTAGTGTGCATTTGCAAAGTCATTTCAGGATTTGTTTCACGCAAGTATCTAAAAATTTCTAATGTATCTTTAGCAACAATAGGATCGCCTAAGTTACCACACATATTAAGAAACTTTAACTGACGTACAAAATCTCTTGGAAACCAAATAACAAAAGTTCCTAAATCTATTTCTTCTAAGTCTAAACCTTGAAGTAATGGACCGCCATGTAATCTACGTGGACACATTGGACAACGTGCTTGACACTTAGAAGTAACTTCTAAATGAATTGACGTTATGTCTTGGTAATTATACATTACTTCTGATTCATCCTTTCAAGTGTGCTTTGAATAGTATCTGGATTCAAATCAACATTTACAACTAACCAATAACTATCATTGAAACTACTGTTGAATAGATAGTGCATTTTTAACGTATCTATAAAATAAAGTCTACCTGGTTCCCAATGTAGTGTTTTATCTTCTAATACAAAATTAAAGTACGGTGGATTAACATTACGCAAAGGCATAATCAATCTAAAACTATCTGCTTTACCAGAATGATAATTCCAATCTCTATGTGGAGGAAAGAATCCACCTGGACCAAACTTTAAAAAGTGTGTTCTATAATAATCTTTGTCCCAAGGTAAAAGTATATCATGTATTTGTTTGTTTAGTACAGGAGTTGCTACGTTAAAGTCTTTTTCATTGTATGATGTTTTGTTTTCTTTATTGTACTCGTACAAACTATCTAAATCAATACCGTTGAATGTACCGTCTGAACTTGTAACACTTAATCCCCAACGATTAACATCTTTACGTGGATTATATTTTTTCCATTCAAAGTCATTAGCCCAAGCAATTAACATTTCTGGATCAGTTGTTACGTCTAATTCGATATGTTGACCGTATTGTGTAAGTCTATGTATCATTTCTTTTTCCCTATAACCATAAATCGTTTATACTTAGGTAATTGAATCTCATCTTTTACTTCTATTTCTAACAAACTTTTCCTTGCAAACTGATCTAAACTTTCATAGCAATTAACATGCTCTTCTAATTCGTAGTAATCGTTGCTTTGTACAATAACCTGTGCGGCTTCTGGTACATTGTCTAACCATTGTTTGTATTTTTTATGAGTAATGTGTTCGCAACTTGTGTTGATAACAATATATGGCTCTGTTTCATATTTGTAATCTACCATATCACAAGTTACTGCTTCAAACTTACCTTCCATTTCGTATCTCTTGTTTACTGTAGTTGCAATTTCCTTGCATACAGGATCAACATCAACACTTATAATTTTTTTAATACCTATTTCGCTGTTGAATAGCATACTTGCCAGTAATCCGTTCCAGCCTCCGTGTATAACTATTTCAGCATTGCGTATTAATTTGTTCTTTTCTGAGATAGTATCAATCAACCATAACTTAGATTGTATTTGACCGCCCCAAAAAGTTTCTAATGTACGATCTCTATCTTCGCTATTGCGAATTGCGTCCATCCAGAACTTAATATCTTGAATATCAATTTTCATTTCTAATCTTCTTATTATATTTAACTGCTTCTTGAAGCAATGTAAATTCAGCATTGTACCCTTGTGCTTGATGTATTAGTGCATCTACATCTTTAGGAAAGCAATGGCCGCCAAAGCCACGCTGTTCTGTTACATTTGAATGGCTATGTCCTATGCGTTCATCCTCTGCAACAAATTTTCGTACTTGTTCGGAACTAACTCCTGCACTCTTACAAAGATCCTCTAATTGATTAAAGAACGATACCTTTAATGCAAGGAAACTGTTACGTGCATACTTGGCTAATATTAATTCTTCCGGATCTGCTGGCTTTACCGTTATAGTTCCAAGTAGTTCTACAAAAAAGCCTGCCCAGAAGTGTGTACTGTCACCACCTAACAACACAGTCTTTGTATTTGCAAAGTCTATTACTGCTGTTTCGGCACGTAAGAACTCTGGACTGAATGTTAACTGCTTTTCAGGAAATGTATCTCGTAGCATACGCCAACCTTCAAGACTTATTGTACTCTTAATTAAAATAGGGACATCTGGTGCTTCCTGAATAACTTCAAATACGTTATTCATGTCACAACTTCCATCAGGTCGTCGTGGCGTACTTACACAAACAATAATTGCTTGTGCATTTCGTAAGTCATCGTAATGGCCAAACTTATGATCGCTGATTAAAACTGTATTTTTGTTTTTCATACACTCAGCAATGGCTTTGCCTACGTAACCGTATCCTGCTATTCCTACGTTCATAATTTCCTCTTTGGTATTTTGCTATCTGCACTGCTTACACACGTTGGTGTAATACAAGGCATTGGTTTATCAAACAATCTAAATCCATCTTGTAACGTTCCTAAAGGTTGATCGTGGCAACTGTAACTACGTTTAACTTCGTTGTTTCTAATTATACAACTTTGGTACCCACTATTACATTCCCAACCTTTAAATTTATTAAAACCAAAAGCATTTAATCTTTCTGCTTGGTCAATACTGTATTCTACTCCATTAGCATCCGTGAGCGACATTTGATGAACTGCTTGTTCGCTTTCGGTACGCAATACTTCTTTTTGTTCCTCGGTATAACCATCAACCACAAAAGAAGCGGTAGGATCAGACTGAGGCTTAAGAGTAACGTGTAAACCCCTTTCAATAAAACGTTTACTTCTGGCATAATATTCCTCCCATAATTCTGGTACCATAACTTGATTAATAGTTACAAGTACACCTTCGTCTTGGAGATATAAAAGTTTATCTCCGAATTCTTGTTCATTTGCAAATTCTGCATGAAAACTTGCTGTAATACTTCTTCTGTCCATAACATTTGTAACATCTAAAAACTTTTTCCACCATTTCTTTGCTGGACTACAATTACTTGTCATGTGTATGCTTAGATATTCGCTTTCATAATCTTCATAGTGATTAACTAAATCTAAAAAGCCTTTATATGCTGTAGGCTCACCACCACTAAAACTAAAATGAAATTTGTCAAAGCCATTTGCTTTTGCTTGTTTCTTGATTTCATCAATAGATGTTTTATAAACTTCTAATTCTTGATAGTCTGGCTTGTCGGTGTTAGCATAAGGCCAACAGTAACTACACTTATAATTACAAAACCTACCAAGGATCCAACTAACGCTGAATAGATTAGTATCCAACATTGTTTTCTGTCCAAGACTGACAATGTCTTTAAAAGGAATCTTTGTGTTCATTAAACTCCTCTTCCAAATAATCAAAATCATTTAACATTGCAAGTGCCTCTACGTTGCCTCTGTAGTGTTCTCCAAATTGCTTACCACACGCCGCTCCGTGCATTGCAATCTTTCCGTACTGTCTGTCAGCACCAACAGTAAGCCATGTTTCCAAACGCTTCTCTGTTTCTTCATCTACTTGTCCTGGAATAGTTTTACTTGCTAATTTTGCACATTCTCTAAATGCTCCACGCCAAGTACTCAAAGCATCAGTGTTAAATCCTGTTACGCAACTTATCTCTGGCATTGCTTTGAACTTATCACTAATACTTGTAGTCATGTCGGGCATGGAAGTGTCCATGTTCAGTGTGAGTGACCGTGGTAGTAACTTAACACCTCCATACCCGTATTCCAAGTCATTAATTGGATTTATACTTCGCCAGACATGAACTGTTTCTAAATCCCACTCGGAAACCTCAAAATTAAAATCAAAGTCTGGCATTAACTCTGCATCAGCATCAATAACCCAGAACATTTTTGTAAAACATTTTTTAGCCGCGGCAATGTGTGCTTGGTGTAAACCTTTAACATCTTTTACACGCTTTGCCATAGGAAACATTTGCTTGATGTGTTTCCAGTTTTCATCAGCGTTTGGTTCGCCGTAACTTATGAAGACTATATCATACATTTTACATTATCCTTTATTTGTTCAACAACTTGATCGTGTATGTCATATCCGTCATGTGCCATATCTCTTGCACGACCTGTCATTTTTGTTTTTACTGTTTGTACCATGTCTTTGTCAAACCTTGTTTTAAAGTCTGCTTGGAATGTCCAATTATGTACAGGCACCCCAAGTGCGTTCCATATATTGTTTACACTGTTTAAATGATACAAATTCTCATAATTCATTTGTCCTTGTTCGTGAGCCCAACGTTTGTGATACCAATTTGAATCCATCATTTCATATTCTTGTTCAGTTCCGTCTGGAGTAAAATTAATGTTTCTATCTTCTAATCGTATCTGCGAACCATGAAAAAGTGTTTTCTCTATGTATGCAAAACTCTTTCTTGACGAGTGTGGCCATTGAATTAAGACGCATTTAGGAAGTACTATTTTGTTCTTCACGAATAAATGTGTGTTTAACGCAATAATATCAGGTCCTGTGCCTGCTTTGGCTAAGTTTATTACGTCTAAACCGTACATTTGTGCAATTTTATTACACCATATTTCTTCTTCGTATAAACCTACACCTTCAGTATAACTGCACCCGAACACTAAAATATAATCGTGATTAAGACCCGTTAATTCTTTTGTGCGATATCCAAGGCTGTTAAAGTTATATTCTAACTTGTCAGCAGTATTATGATAGTGCCAACCTTCTTTGTTATGCTGTTTATAATTTTCTTTATCATCACCACAATACCAATGCAGACTCTTACCAGCCTTGCCAGGGAAATATAACAGAGGATGGTCTTTACTGTAATACATTATCTTGTGTTTCCGTATTGTATGATAAGATACTTAGAATTCTTTTTCATTGTTCTCCAAGGATCAATAAACACAGTATCCTCAGCATAATCTAAGTATGGGGTTGGGTGAGCAAGTAAAACTATGCCGCCAAGTTTTGCTTCATGACTTGGCATTTCACTTGCAAGTGGATCGATAGCAATAGTTGTTTTTCCTGCTTCTCTTATATAATGATCTACAAGTAACGCATAACTTCCATCAACATATGGTACTCCTGGTTTATATGAAATACCATTTAGAAAGATACCGCCGCCATATTTCTTTTGTGTTTCAATAACAAACATTGCAAGGTTTTTTGCTTGTACTTCTCTTGCTGTCATAATGCTATCAAAGATATCATATTTTAAATCTAATTCTTTTGCCATGTAACGTAATGCAATATTATCTCTTGGGTGGCAACTGCCTCCGTCACCCATACCTGCTGTCATGTACATTGGACTCATAATACGTTGTGTTGAATGTGCAAGTGCATCTGTTACTACATCAACATTAATGTTACCTTGACGTTGTGCAACATCTTGAATCATATTAACAAAACTTAATTTAGTTGAAATAAATGTATTGTAAAATACTTTAATACATTCGCACTCGTCATATGTTCCTATAACATAGCGTGGATCATTTTCCATAATGCTTTCATAAAATTCTTTTAGTTGTTTTGCATCACCTGTTTCGCTACCATCGTCTGTGCCTATCATTACCATCTCTGGATTAATCATATCCCAACCTACAGTACCCATTGCAATTAAATATGGGTTATATACAAAACGTGTATGCGTAACACGTGGTACAAATTCTCTACGTGTTGTGCCTGGTATTACTGTACTAATAAGAACAAGCAGTTGATCTTTTGTCATAAACATATCTGCTTCTTCAAGAACTTCATTTACAATACTATAATCAAAGTCTTTAGGTTCAAGATTACTTGTTGGACGTCTGCCGTCATAGTCAGGGTGGTGTGGTGTTGGCACTGCAACAAATACAATATCTGCACCAGTTACTGCTTCACACACTGATTCTTTATGCTCAATCAATTCACTATAAAAATTTCCAATGTCATAGCCTTGAACTGTATGCCCTTTCTTAACTATTTCCTCTGCACAAGGTATGCCCAATTTACCTACCCCAATAAATCCAATTTTCATGATATCTCCTTGTAACCGCACCGGTGCAGATTTTGGAACCGGCTAAGGCTCCAATCTTCAGACCAATTGCATAAATCAATAGTTTCACTCACACTATTACTTATTAACTACGCACATAAATATGTGTATGTTTGAAACCGTCAAAGAGTTTGAAAGAAGCATTGCAGACTATTACAATGCACCATTTGCTGTAGCAACGGATAGTTGTACTCATTCTATCGAACTTTGCCTACGTTACTTGCAACCCGACCAAGTAAAGATACCTGCAAGAACATATATTAGTATTCCATTTACATTAATGAAGTTAAACATCAAGTGGGAATTTGTTGATGCTTCTTGGAAAGAAGAATATGTATTAGGAAACACAAGAATTGTTGACGGTGCTGTTAGTTTCAAAAGTGGTAGTTATTTGCCAGATACTTTTAAGTGTTTAAGTTTCCAATATAAAAAAATGTTAGGACTTGGACGAGGTGGTGCAATACTTTGTAGCACACAAAATGATTATGATATTTTGAAAGCAATGGCACATGATGGTAGGACTGACGACAAGCCATGGGGCGAACAAGACATTCAATACATAGGTTATCATTATTACATGACTCCTGAAACTGCGGCACAAGGTATTGACTTGTTAAAAACAGTAAAAGAAGAAGAACAAAAAATTTGGAGTAGCGATGACTACCCATACTTGCCTGATATGAAAGTTTTTAAATGAATACAAACGAATGGGGTCAACTTAGAAAAGTAATAGTTGGAGTTGCAGATCATGCAAAGATCCCGTATGACATTGATATTAGTTTACGCTGTGTAAACTTTGCTGATAAGTTAGACGAAACAGAAATTATTAAAGGACCTTATCCAAGTAAGGTTATTGAAGAAGCAAATGAAGACTTAGAAACATTTGTAAAATTTTTACAAGCAGAAAGTGTAGAAGTTGTACGTCCTGAGAAAACAGATTGTAACTACTATAATTATTGTCCAAGAGATAGTGTATTTGTACACGGTGATCTAACACTTGCTACACCAATGCCTATACGAGCAAGAAAGGGTGAGTGGAGAGCATTTGCAGATCACTTAACTAATCCTAAAGAAATACGTTGCTTCAATGAAAGTCAATTATACAATAAAGACTGTATTGGCAACAAAGATATTTTAGCACTTAATGAATATAGTCCTGCATTTGATGCCGCTAATATTATTCGTGCAAACGATCAACTGCTATACTTGGTTAGTAATAGTGCAAACAAGTTAGGTGCAAACTTATTACAAGGGGCTTTAGGTTCTACTGCTAAAGTAAATCTACTGCAAGATGTTTATAGTTACATGCACATTGACAGTACTGTTGCATTTTTGCGTGAAGGTTTATTACTTGTTAATCCAAGTAGAATAAAAGTAAGAGAAGATTTACCTGAGCCATTTAGAAATTGGGATATTATATGGTGTCCTGAACCTGTAGACATTGGTCACTTTCCTAAATGGTGTAATGCAAGTACATGGATCAACATGAATTTGTTTAGCGTAAATACAAAGTTAGTTGCATTAGAAGAACACCAAGAGGATCTAAGACATCTTCTTGAGCACCACGGAATAGAATGTGCTATGTTACCAATGCGACATCAACGTACACTTGGCGGTGGCTTTCACTGCGTAACATTGGATGTAAAAAGAGATGTGGAATAAAGGTAAATGCCCTATACTATGGGACGAAGGATACAAATATTTTAATTACGTTAGACAACCTATTACAGGTGCTGAGTCTGATACATGGCGTGAGCAAGGTTATACACACGAAACTACAACAGGTAAAATGTATGACAGTCGTAATCCTATGCCTGACTATGCTGAACAAGTTGCACAATTATTAAACTTAAAAAACTGTGGCTTTGTATTTTATAAAATGGATACATTAGATATTATGCCTACCCATGTTGATCATTATAATACATATTGCAAAGTTTTTAATCAGAAACACGAAGATGTAAGACGTGCTATCGTGTTCTTAGAAGATTGGAAACCAGGACACTACTTTGAAGTAGATGGTACTGCACTTGTGAATTGGAAAGCAGGTGAGTTTGTTTTATGGCATCCTGAAGTACCACATGCGGCCAGCAACATTGGTATTGATCCAAGATACACTTTACAGATTACTGGCACCTACTGGTAATGTTCAAACAAGATATATTCTGGGGTAACTTACCTGTTAAGTCTACCAAGTTAGGCACGATGTTTAATGAACTATTTGAACATTGGTTTCCTGAAGAGCCTTTTATTATCTTTACTGGTACAAACAAAATAAACTTTGATAAGTTTCCTCTTACTCCTAAGATGGCAAAGAAACTTAAAACACTCAGCATATATTTGTACGAGCCGTTAAGTTTATACGAAGTTGGTAAAAAGCATAACAGACAGTTCTTTAGTGAATTCAAAGGTGGTGAAAAACTTTATGCTGATGAGTTAGATAGTATATTAGTATTCAGTGAAAAACTAAAAGATGTAGAGATTACTGTTTACACTTGTGATTATAATGTAAACAAACATATAGACTCTTATCCGTTTAAACTTAAATGCTTTGATATATTTTTACGCAATCAATTTAATGGCGGTGTGCTTACAATTAAAAACAACATTGACAAACACTTTATCTGTCCTAATTGGCGTTACAGTTTACACAGACGCTTAATAGTAGAACACCTACAAGACACTCCAGGTTATTATAGTTGGGCGTTTACTAATCCTCCATTAAGTATTGATACAGAATTACAAAGTGTAGATCCTGCACATAAAAAATGGCCTGAAGGAAACTTAAATGGTCCAGCAGGACTATCTAAATACTACGAAAAAAGTTTTTGTGTAGTTGCAAACGAAACACGCTTCTATCAACCAACAGGAAATTTTAGTGAAAAAACTGTTAATGCAATGATACACAAACGCCCGTTTGTTTGCGTTGCTCCGCCTTACACATTAGAATATATTCGTGAGTTAGGATTTAAAACATTCAGTTGGGACGAAAGTTATGATACTGAAGAAGACCATATCAAACGTATGAATAAAATACGTCACTTGTTAGATAGTATAAAATTAATGAGTATCGAGCAGTGTAAAGATATGCTTATTGAAATGGACGATGTGCTAACACACAATCAATTACTTGCGGCTAAGGTTTACAAGAATCATAAAATTCTTTAAGTTCTGGAAACGTTTCAACAAGGTTGCTATTGCTACGCTTGTCATATTGTGTAAACCAATTGTAAAAAGTTTTACGTCCTATTGCTAACTTCTTATCATCATAGTTAGTTGTACGCATATAGTCTACAACACGTCTAAAACGCTCATACTCCAACAAACTAAACTTATGGCGGTCACTGTCATCAACGTTGTCTCCGATGTACTGTAGGTGCCTTGTCATGTACGGAATGAACTGTTCTTTAGGCAATATGTTCATGTCAAACTGTATTGGCTCTTTTAAGTACGGAGTATCAAATCTAATGTTTTGCCATTGTATACCTGCATTTGCTCTTGTATATTTTTTACGCCATTCAAGTATTTTCTTAAGAAGTAAATCAAAACTTGTTACAGCAAACAAATTAAATGTAATCATAAACGTTACAGGATAACCAAGTTCAGTTAGATAGTAATCTAAATTCTTTTCCCATAGTTCAATATCTAATCCACGTCTTGTGTATTCTGCTTTAGGTCCCCAAGTGTCTATGCTTGTGTATAGTTTGAAACTTCGTATGCAGTTCTTTGCTTTAAGTTCTTTTACACGTTCTACAAGTTTGTGTACAAGAGATTCCTTAACACCCATGTTACTGTTTACTTCAATTTGTATATGAGGTTTAGGATTTGCTTCAAGTTCATCAAACAAACGCCAAGTACTTTTGTGCATTAAAGGTTCGCCACCAGTAATACGTAAGATGTTTAGTGTCTTACTAACTTCAGGCCACCACTTCCACCATGCTTCTACATATGGATTAGTTTCTTCTTCATAAAGTTCAAACCAATCAATGTCATTACGGTGTGCTGATACATCTGTGTACGGACCTTCTTTTTTAATTTCATTAAAGTATCTACTACTAAATTTAGGGTGACAGTATCCGCATTTAAAATTACATTCATTACTAAAGTTTACTTCAATGTATTCAGGATTAATATCATAATCCCACGGATTGTTTTTTATCTCTTCGATACGTTTAGGTGTGTATATACTTGTTGTTTTGATATGCCTATCACTGATGTAGTCTTTACCCATACATTCAATGTTCCAACAATATTGACAACCGCTTGGCTTCTCGCCGGCAAGCATTTGTTTACGTTCTTGTTTCTTTTGCGGAGTATTATGTAATTGACTTGGATTGTCAATTAAACCTTCAAGTGGTATTTTGTGCGGAGCAGGGTGATAACAACTGTGTGTTTCTCCTGTTTGCAAATATATTGTTACATGGTGCCATTTAGCCAAGCAGAATGTAGGCGAGATTTTATCTGCCTCTGGCATTATTTTTTTAATTTGTTCTACTTCGCTCATTGAATCCAGTTATAAATTCCACGCACGGCAAGTACCAAATAAAATAATTCCATTAATGCTCTTGGTGTATCCCCGTCTTTCCAACCCATATAAATCCAGATGGCGCAACTAAAACATGCAACCACCCAACCTATGGCTTGCCAACTTGGATCACCGCCACTTAAAATAAACGCAGACGCCATAGCAAGGAAAAATCCTAACCAACGCCATCCGTTAATATTATGATAGTATCTAATTTTCATTTTCTTCTAATCACCCTATCTCCGTTTACGTAAACAAGTTTAAAAAACTTGCTTTGCTCTTGATCTAATGCTCGTGTACTTATCGGTAAATCAAATGCATTTTGTAAATGTTCTCCAAGATTAAAGATCTCTTCTTCACATTGTTCTTTACTAAATGAGTCATACAAATCATTCCAGTATTTGTTTAAGTATTCAAAGTCTCTTGTTTGTGTATGGTCCCAATCAGTAAGCATTGTTTTATAACAACCTTCTCTTGCACCCATAATGCTCCATAGTCCATTAGGAACATCTGCACCTACTTGCATCCACACCAGTAATCTATGATAATTTTGCCACCATAGTTCACTAAAGTCTTTAATAATCTTGCCTTGATCTAAACTCATCTTAACACCTTCACGGAAACCTGCTCTCCATGCTTGTTGAGGTGTTGCACTTATAATACTTGT